TGCTTCTGAAATTTCTTCTTCAGCAGGGTTCGGTTCAGGATCAGGATCGTCTAGCTCTTTTCTGTAAGCTCCTTTGTAGGGAGCTGGTTCTAAATTTTCTTCTTCCTTTTCTAGTGTTTCTTCGTTCATTTTTACCTCATTGGGGGCTTTACTTTCTCCGTAAAGGTAGCCCATTCAGTTATTAAAGAGACAGGGTTGCTTTCGCAAGTAGCTGTCAACTAAGTGTTGGGTCTTTCACCAACTGACATAAGACCCCTGTTGTTCATCGTTTCGAGAACATTAGAGCCTATATATTTCGTTAAATTCTTCGGTATAATATATTCACCATTGTGTACATTTACTGGAACTTTACCTCCAGATTTTAAATTCTTGCCTGCATCTGTAGCAGCTCTTGAGAGCATACGGTCTATAGTATCTTTACCATAGAGGGCTACTGCAGGCTGAGAGAGTACGAAATCTCCCTCTTTTAAAGTCATAGGAACATCATCTGCCCTTGCAGATGGCGGAGCTTTGTCTTTTTTGTTGACAAGTCCATAATTACCTTTATTATACTGCACATTCCCACCCTTGTCAAGCAAAATTTTCCCACCTTGCCTTGCTCCATAATTAAAATCAGAAATAGTACCAGTATCATATCCTGAATCTGTTAAAATTTGTTGTATTTCCTCTTTTGTTTTAATAACGCCTGTATATTCTGAAAGGTCTGTTATCTTGTTTTTAGCTATATATTCTAAATCAGCAAGCAAAGAGTCATACATAAGATTTAAACCCCTT